ACAAAAAGGGAGACTTGAATGGGAAACCACGGATAGCACAACTTTAAAACTTATCGCCAGGGCCAAAAACCTGAAAGAGATTGATAAGATCCATTTCACCAGAGGATCAAAGTTGAAGTTTGAAGAAGATGAAGTTCTTGGAACGATCAATAAGCTTATGGATCCTATTGATCACGATAAGCTTCCATACAATCCGGATATTGCCGGGTGTGATAGTTATGATGATGAGGTGAAAGAAGGAACGGGATCCCTTGGAGCGACAATCATTTACCGTTGTTTCTATGGAATCACCAAGGCACACGATATCCCTATTGCTTATATTAAAGCAAGGGGAAGCTCTGATGAAGATGATGAATTTTATTCCAACTCATTCAGGCTATGTGTTTATTACGATACAGAAATGCTTCTGGAATTTACCAAAGTATTAATCAAAGGGTACTTCGTAGATGTTGGTGGTGAAATGCACCTGAAAGCAAAACCAAATCTGGAAGGACAGGGATATAATTCCAAAGCTGTAAACCAGTATGGATTTAAAATGTCTAACCAGTATGCCTGGAAACTCACCTTACGTTTACTAAAAGCTGAGGTAAATCAGAACTTCAATAATATTTGGTTTGAAGAGATCCTTGACGACTTGATCGACTACGGAGAAGAAAACTCGGATTTAGGTTCTGCCTATGGAATGGTAATGGTTTCCAAGCTGGATATGTTTGGGGAGCTTACTGATGGAATCGAAGAAGATCACAATGATGAAAGTTTATTGAATGCCATGGGGCATTATGTGATCGAAAACGGTAGATCTGTTTGGAAAACTTACGGAGAAACTTTTGAAACTGACGAAAGAAGTATGAATATGTCTATTTTTGATCCCGAATTTGATCTTGTTGGAGAACAAAAGAAAGAATTTGAAGACACAAAAATGAACAGCGCTGATCAGATACAGACAGAGCGTGATGCTATTTTGGCTAAGTATGGCGGAGATACATTTTCATATATCCTGAATCAACATAACAGTAAATTGAATAATAATTAATACTTTTAACAAACATTTAGATAACAATGAGTCTTTTAGCCCTCCCCGACCAGACCATTCCGGAAATCCAAAAGGACAAAGATTGGCATATTAAGCATTGTACTGAATATGCTATCTATTCGTTATCTGATCACTATACCAGTCAAAAGCTGGAAATGCGTAAGCTGTACCGCGGATATAATGCGGAGCTGGATGCAGAAGAAACAAAACTTACCAAAGCAATCACTTGCCCTCACGGTGGGGATTTAGGTGTTGAGTATGTAGTCTATCCACTGATACAACAGAAAATTGAACAGATCGTAGGAGAGTTCCTATTGCGGCCACTTCGTCGCCAGGCATACGTTCTGGATAAAAAATCACAAAACGCTAAGTTTGAGGAAAAGCTGAAAATGGTCAGTGAAGAATTGATGCGTGATGTTACCAAAAAACTACAGGATGAAATGGGGTATACTCCTGAAACGGAAAACCCTGAAATACAACTCCCTGATGATATCGAAGAATTCTTTGAAAAAGATTTCAAGATGATCGCAGAGGTTGTAGCCAATAATCTTATTTCCCTGTTCCTTGATGTTCGTAAGGAAAAGCACAAGCTAAAAGAACTGTTTGTCGATTATTGTATTACAGACAGAGCTCACGCAGTACTGGATAAAAAACACGGTCATACTACAATGCGTAAGGTGCATCCATTGGATGCTGATTATGATGTAAATCCTTACAGCGTTGTCCAGGATAATCACGAATTTTTCTTTGAGAATTATTACCTCACCGAAAATGAAGTTTATAATTCCTTCACGCTTGACAACAAACAAAAATCCCTGGTTAAAGAAATGTTTGAGACCATGGGTGATTATATGGAAGGTGGAGAAGAAAACTCCATGGCTATGTCTTCCACACTTAAATATGATGGATGGGTAGACACCAGCAATAAAACTGGAAGGATCAGGCTGGTAAGTGCTATGTGGAAATCCAGAAGAAGGACCACGATTAAGGTTACTAAAAACAACAAGACCGGCAAGGAGATCTACAAGAAGGTTGATGATGAAAAAAACATCCGGAAAAATGATAAGGCAGAACATATAGATGCTGAAATGCCAAGGTTCTGTATTATGCTTGGTCCTGATCTTGTCCTTGATTGGGGAGAAATGGATCACCGTTATTCTACCGTTGAAAACAAATATGAATGCACCCTTCCGGTGGTTTCTATTATAAGGGATAATAGCACTGGTACTTCAAATATAAAATCGGTAGCTGCCAAGCTTTACCAGCTTCAGCAAATAGCTTCAGAGGTATTGTATGAAATACGCCTTGCTTTAAAAAGTGCCGGGAACTCCCGAGTATTGGTTTATGATGTAGCGCAAACCCCTAAGGATTTTTCCAAAGGAGGTTTTGAAAACGGATTGAACCGTGTAATGACTCACATCAAGAAAGATAAGCTGATGCTTATTAATTCTAAAGATAAAGGAGCTGGAAAAAACACCTTCAACCAGTTCACCTCACTTGACTTATCTCAAAAAGGAGCTATACAGGATCTATTCAACGGTTTAGCCATTATCGAAGATTTAGCCAGTAAGTTCGTAGGAATATCCCCAGAGAGAGAAGGAAAAGTGGGGCAGTATCAAACCGCCGGAGGAACAGATGCCGCTATTCGTGGTAGTGCTGCCCGAACCGAGGTTATCTATACCCCATTTGATGAATTTATACAGGCCCTTTTAGAAAAGGTAATGATCAAAATGAAGTATGATTATGAGCCTGGTGGAATGTTGCAGTATATCTTTGGGGAGTTCAAGACAAAAATGATTCCTTTGTACAAGGAATTCTTTGAGGCTGATCTTGGTATTTATCTTTCCGATGCGCGGAAAGATAAAGAAGCTTCAGAAAGAATTAATGCCGCTGCAGAATTAGCATTATCAAATGCTGCTGGTTCTGCCCCGGAAATGATTATGGGGTTGATAGAAATTTTTGAAGGGGAATCTGCCACAGAGAAAAAAGCGGTATTTGGAAGAATGCTGAACTCTATGGAGAAATTGCGTAAAGAACAGGAAGCTGCACAACAGCAAGCCGGTGAAGCTGCCGCAAAAGCAGAAGAAGCCAAACAAAAAGAAGAAACTCAACTCAAGCGTGAAGGCTACGAAAACAACATTGATGTTGCTGAAATTTACGTGAAAGGAAAAGGAATGGCTGATACTGTAAAAGCACTTTCTCAGGAAAAGATAAAACGTGCTGAATTAGAATCTAATGAAGTAGAAAAGCCGAGTGCTACACAATAAATTATTTTTTATACATTTGTTTAACATAATTTTTACACAACATGGACACAGAAGAAAAAGAAACGCTTACCGAAAATGATTTGTTTAAATATAATCCTGAGGATTTAGAAGAAGAGGAAGACAATAGCCTTGATGGTTTTTTGTCAGATGGAGAAGATGCCGAAGGCGATCCTCCTGCCTCTCAGGAAGAGGAAGAAGAAGATGATCAGCTTGATTTTGAAGAACAGGAAGAAGAAGAAGAAGAAACTCCGGCAGACCTTTCAGATGAAGATGTTATTGAGCTCAACAAAAAATTCGGTTCCAATAAGTCCAAAGAGGAATTAAAATCTTTTCTAAGTCAGGGAGAAGATGCTAAGGAAACTGCTACGGATGATCAGGAATATACCGAAGCTCAAAACACGATTGATTTCATAACCCCTGTATTGCGCCTGGGCGATGAAGATCTTTTGAGAAAGGATTTTGAAACCAGAGCATCACAATCCGGAAAGGACTTGAATGATGATGATGTAAAAATCGAGATTGAGGATAAGATCCAGGATATCATAGATTCCAATCAGCTTGATATACGTGCTGATAAATTACGGGATTTGCTTACGACTAAAGTTCTGAACCCTGCAATGGGTAAGAAAACGGAGATTGAAACCAAACGTGCAGCTGATAAGGTTGCCACGGACAAAAGCCGTAAGGAGAAAATGCAAAATACAATTGCCGACTATTACAGTTCCGGTGATTTCTTTGGCATTAAGCCAAATAAAGAACGATCTACCAAAGCTTACCAAGATGCAAGCAGCGGTAGTTTAATTACGAAAATACAGGAGAATGAAACGCTTGCCGCCGAAGTCGCCATGTTGCTTGAGTATAAAGCTGAACTTTATAAAAAAGCAACTGGAAAGACACATAGTGATGGAGTGAAGTCTGTTCTTGACGATTACAAATCGAAAAAGAGCCAGTCTGGAAGTCCTATCTCAAACGCTCAAAAAAGAGGCAGTTCCGGTGGATCTGACGCGTCTAAAGACCTGATAAGTGGCTGTCTCTTATACACATCTGACGCTGCCGACGATATG